CCGCTCTGCAAGCCTATTTGTACCGCTTGTGCAGGATCTTCTGCCATGTGGCATCATCGCAGATACCGTTGACCGGAAGACCATTGTCAGCCTTGAAGAGATTCAGGACGTAGATGGATCGTCCGCCCATAGAGCCATCGACCACGAGAGCCTTTCTGTCCTGATCCTTGTATCCTAGATCGTTCATGCACATCTGAAAGAGAGTGACCTCATCCTTCTTGTCGCCCTTCTTCAGCGTAGGCATGGAGATCGATCCGGAAGGAGCAGGAGTCGGGACAGGATCTTTGATATACTCGATGACCGAGAGCCTTCCCCACTTCACGAAGGGACGATCTGCGAGGCGAGTACGTACTGTGCCATAGGAATGACCTCGTTCTTCGATCACATATCCATTTTTATCATAGATTCCGACATGACCATCCTTCCATACGATCAGACCTTCCTCCTCCGGTATCGTCTTGATATCTCCTGTCTCCGAGCAGTGCTGAATCATCATGTTCGCTGACCAGTCATACTGGCTGTTATAGACCGAAGGTTTCAGAGGATCTGTGACGATGCCATTTCCATCGATGCAGGGACTCATGAGATATCCCTTGATGAGTCCTGCACAGTCATGTACCTTCATTCCATATTGCGAGGTGAACGATTCCTTCGACCACTTGGAGTATTGGGAGGAATACTGCCTCTTTTTCGCTTCGTAGAGAGCTTCTGTCGCAGTCTGCCCATACGTACCATACCAATACGGAGAATGGTATTCGAGCATGGCTCTGGCATAGGCGATGAGTCCTTTATTCGTGTATTTATCCATATCATACCTTCCTTGAAACTGTTGATTTCTCTAGGATCGCCATCCGATCCGAGAGAATCCTGATCTGTTCCTCGACCACAGGCATCCTGCGAGCAAAATTGTTATGCTCCCTGACCTCTCTGGTCAGTTCCGAGATGCGCTCGTTCATGACAGCCTGACTCTTCTCATACTCTGCCTGAGTCTTACGAGATGAGGCGAAGACCGAGAGACCTACTCCGATCAGAGAGAGACCACCTGTGATCAATGCCACTATGATCGATTCAAGCATCTTCCTCACCTTCGTCTTTCTTGTTCTCATATTGGATCGTGCTGATCCGGAGGATCGCTCCTAGAAAGGCATCGATCGCAGTGATCGTTCCCACGATCTGCTCGCCGTATGGGAGTCCCCAAATCTGAGCGAGAGCGAAGTACAATGTCGCCAATGCAGGAAGCACGATCTGTGCGATATACTTCAGAACATCATATACCTTGTTACTCATCATGTTATCATCCTCCTTCAGTTTCATTATATCACGTTGTCTGCTCGGTAAGCGTATAGACAATTCGCATCGTCTGCGATGTACCCTTATCTTTAGCCTCGGCGAGATTCACGACACTAGATTTGAACATCTGGCAGAGAACGTTGCTCTGTCCTGCCCATTGAGACGAGGAAGATCCGTATGTCTCCTTAGCATTACCATAGACAGATGCTCCCTTCCTGACGAGCCACAGCCAATGCTGTCCGGCTAGATATGAGTCTGCTCCTCCAATGCCTCGTACATGACGGATCGGATATGTCTTGTTACCATTGATCAGGTAATTACCACCAAGGATCAGACCAGTATTGATCGCCAGAGGAGTCATCATCTGGAAATTAGTTTCGGATGCATTCGTCTTCTCTATCGTTACTTCACCATCGAGGATGATCGAATCATCCACATCCGAGATATTCAGTTTTGCGAATGCATTTCCTGTGCCATTCGGGAAGTAGAGATATGTTCCATCGAATGCGAAGATCCTGAAGTTACCATTCTTATAAGGATTGATCGTTCCGGTAAACAGCGTGATCGTAGTCGGGAATTCACAGTCTGCCTGAGTCACCACGAATGTGGACTTATTCACCTTGTCGATATACAGACCATATTTCGATGTCTGATTATTATAGTATGCTCGAGCGATGTAGTAGTAATCGTCATCATCGAAAACGATCCTATTATCTCCTCCTCGGATCGTCTCTGTACGGACAGCGACCTCCTGCCAGTCTCTACTGCCTCGCATGATGCCGAAAGCAAAGTAATCATGGCGGACTTCATACTCCTTGAATGTCGTTCCATCGATCCAGACAGATCGGGAAGTCTTGCCATCGTCTGAGATGGACATCGGATACTCCTTCGAGATCGCCTCGCTCCATTGGTTATTCATAGACACATCATTACCAAAGACCGAAAGCGGATTAAATTCGTCATTGAATGGTTTCGTTCCCATGTTACCGAGAGTCGCAGGAACAAGGCTACAAGACTCGATATGTCCGTTTCCCTGCGTGTTATCCCACAGCCAAGACATCGAGATCGAATTATCGGACTCGATCCATTCATTCGATACCGGAGATCCTCGCAGAGTAGAGCCTGTATTATTCGCCTGATCTCCTGCATGGGCGACAAGAGGATTAACGAGATCGTTATCTAACTGCCAGTTATTCGCATTCTCCGTCTGCTGATTCTGGAATGCGAAGACTCCCGAATAGAGCGATTTTAGAGGTTGGAGAGCATCGTACCGAGCGAGTCCTGAATAGTTGTGATCGAAGATACTCTGGACAGCCTTCGTGACCAGATTATCAGACTCTGTGACGATCTTCTTTCCGTCCCTGATATCCTCCAGTTCGAGTCGGAGATGTCCCTTCATTGGTAGAATCTCGCCTCTGCACCGACAATCTGCGATCTTATCCCTCAATGTCAATCTACTCATTTTTGTTCCTCCTTTATGCGCTCTTGGTATATCTGAATGTCACAGACAAACTAACGAAAGTTGTTAGATTTACTGCTGTATTACTTGCTACTTGCACATATCCATTATTCGCTCGGAACATAAGAAACTGACCAACATTTGGACATTCCTTATGCACCTCTGCAGATATAACCATATTTATGCTAGTTACATCGAATAGATTATTCCAAGCACTACTGCTTGCCGTTACATTATATTGAGCGACATCGACAGTTTTTTCATAGATGGTCGAACCATCTATCCATGTACCCACTTCATGTTCCGTTGTTGAATAATTCACGCTTCCGCCTCCTTGAATACTTGCAATCTCACTAGCAAAAGACGATAACTGAATAGGGTTTTCGTCTCCTGTCTGCTCACGAATAGCATCTGCTATGTCTGTTAACGTCTGCTCTTCTACAAGATATTTAGCCATTAGAAATATACCTCCTCACCCTCTGGATATTGATGTACCGTGCCACTACTTCTATACGTCACTTCCGTGTCCCACTCGTCCGCCCAAAAGTTATTCACTCCTAGTGCGGTTTCGGGTGTCGGTGTTATCGGTGTGAAAGTGAACGTTGACGGTGTAGCAAGTTTATACGTAACGTGTCCCATTGGCTCGACCGTATCGCTTCCATTATTGACGTAAAGAACACCGTTGGAACGTATTGCAATAGTGTCCGCCGTGTTTGATACACCGTTAAATCTGATGGGTGTATAATTGTCGCTCATTCCGTCAAATATACTACTATTTGGTGGCAATTCGGGATTAGTGCTTGAAATATCACAATACCAACACCACATTTGACCGCCGATAATACCGCCCGACCATGTAAGCGTTGACAAATCAAGACCGTTATATGTCTCCGTCCCAGTGCCGTTCACCACGTCCGCCGTACCGCCGTGAATCGTGCGACCTAAATCAGCCGTGTACTGCGTCGGGGCGGTATAGGGTTCGTATGTTGTGGCAGAACTTCCTGCTTCAATCATATATGATTTGCTTACCACATCGGCAGGCGTCAAACCGCTAGCGTTATACCACATAGGTATATACGTTACCGCATTACTAGGTGTCGAAAATGTTTTCGAAGTAACGTTATAAGCAGATAATCTTCCTTCTGTTATTTCCGTGTTGTTTTCGTCATAGAAACGGAAATAAAAGCCAGATACGGAAGAAGAACACGTCATTATATAGTTCGCTCCGCCTTTTATTGCCATCGGCGAAACTGCAACAACATTATTTACAAATTCTGCGCCAGTTCCAGTATAATCACCATTTACAATATTTGATAAATCAAGCAGATTTTTCCCTGCATGGATAACATCAATTTCCGAATACCCATCAAGCGAAGCAGGTAACGTGATTTCGCATTTCTTCAACGGTACTTCGTCTGCGCCGTCCGTGATGTGGGCGATAGAACCAGAGACTGTCTTTTCTTCTAGCATTCCCATGATGTTGATTCTGTCTGCATAATCAGCAGGGTCAATCAATGCGCTTGTACCATCTTTCTTTCTGATGGTATCAGCGATTGCTTCAAGGGTTGTGTCATGAATCGCATAATCAGCCATTAAAATCCACCTCCCTCTGCCTGTGGGAGAGATGCACCACCAACAGATACTTCGAGCCAAGAGCCTCCGATCTTAACGAACATGCCGATGATCGTTGTCGTTCCGCCTTCCGTCTCGGTCTTGAAGTAGATATCGCCATTCTTACCGCCTGTCGGATCTGTTGTCCCTGCCGTGATCTCTTCTACGGACTGGAATCCTGCATTTATGCGTGATTCGAGATCCTCCATTGTCTGCTTATCAAAAACGTCTCCGGATTCAGTAATCGTTCCGAAGTTATTCTGGATCGTGACTACTTCCTGAGACTGATCCGACTTCAGAAGAGTATATCTAGTCGGATACTCTGCCTGAAGATCCTTCCAGACCTTCGATACATACGTTGCCATTATTCCTTCCTCCTCTTATAACTCTCCTTCAGGAGTATGTCATGAAGTTCCTCGAATGAATACCGCTTATCTCCATCCCATTCATCGATAGGCTCTCCGTACCGCAGAAGCCAGACATGGAGAGTCGATACGTCCTGCTCGACTCTCCAGATGCCCTGTGATACTGCCAATGTCTTTTCCATATTCCTCATCCTCAGATCGTGAGCGGAGCGAACATTCTGCCGTTTCCTGCTCTGTGTCCTGCTCCACATCGGAGATACTGTTCTCCGTATTCCAGACCTACTGTAATTGTATCAGATATTCCGTACATCTGCATCCCTGATGTCACATGATCGAGATACTCATCGACAGAGGCAGAAACCGGAAGACGAACATCGACCGAGATGCCATCTGTGATACCATACAGAGCGAGTCTGGACTCCACATAACCGATATTCTCGGGGATCGTAATGATACCATCCCAAGGCTCTTCTGTTTCGAGTCCCTGTGCAAAAATGTAGGATCTGATCGAGTCCTGAGCGATCGTGATCGTAGGAGCGAGGACACCTGTTGCCCAAGGCTCTGTCTTTGCTTTTAACTGCAAGAGCACAATTCTATTCGGATCGTAGTGCAGATGGTTAACGAGAGTGATCAGATTATATCCGGTATGCACACGAGCCTTGACTGTATCGCCCTGAGATCCTGCATCCCAGTACGATATTTCGATGACACCATCATCAGAGGAATAGATCGGGATCTCTGCTCCGAAGATCGCTGTCAGATCCTTATTCGTAGCGAAGCGAAGACTCGTGATCTCTTCTAGTCCGTCATCCGTTACTGTGATCGGACTGCCATTGACGTATGTGGCTGTTACGATCTGAGAAGCCTTGGCGATCGCATCCTGTTCGACCTTGTTCTTCTTCTCTGCTGTCGATACCGCCTTCTCCTTCGGGTTTCCGCCTTCCGAGAGAATAGTCGATTCTGTTCTCCATCCGAAGGTAACTGATGTCAGGAGGATGTTCCGGTCGTATCCATACCGATCCTTCGTTTTGATCATGTCTCCTGCCTCGATGCTCGGATCAGAGACCATGCCGATCTCGCATGGATAATACTCGATCTCTCGGAGGAGATTATAGATATTCGTCAGGATCTGTGTCTTCACTCGGTCTGTATCGTTGATGATCGGAATGTCGCCTAAATCGACCACAATGCCTTCGATTGTCTCATCAATGATCTGATATGGATAGAAGTTCTGCTCGGCGAGGAAACGGCATTTCACGCCGTTTACGATGGTCTTGTATCCTGCGAACGTTGCAGACGTTCTTCTGTGCCGAGGAAGTTCCATATCAGGAGTCGTGTGAAACTGTCTCACGACCAGTCTGCCGGATCTGTCGATGATACAATAACCGCCAAGGATGATCGCCACATACGAGAGTGCATCTCGGTATGTGAGGACTCGTTCAGGATCGATCGTGAGGATCTGCTCAGAATTGAGCATCTGAGAGACCTGATATGCCGTGACACCGACCTCCACTCCACATCTCTCGCAGATGAACGAGAGAATGTTGAAGGCTGTGCCTGTGAATCGGGACTCGATATTCTGATCAAAGTCTGTCATCGCATCCGAGCAGTCGTATTGTGTCACCATGCTCGCCACTTTCGGCGAAGAGCATCGGAAGACTCCGAGAGGGATCTCCTGCTCAGAGTTTCCGACCTTGTAGAAGCCTGTCATGATGATCGTTACGGACTGACCTTCGATCTCAGGAATGACCGATATAAAGGATGAGAAGGACATACTGGAAGCATAGCATGATCCGAGGTTGAAGTCTCGGTTATTGCATGCTCTCCAGTTAATCGACAGAGAGCCTTTCACGATGTCCTTATTCTCCAGATCGTAGGAGTCCTCACCATTGATGATCTGGACTCTGATTCTGTTCCGGAGTCTTCGTCCGGTCATCATCTCGATATAGTCATTCGATACATCAATCATCTTCGATATCTCCTATCTCTTCGAAGTCAAAGCCATACGTCCACGCATTTGCTCCTGCATCATGGATGATCTTATCTGTACTGGCAGGAGTGATCAGAGCGAGGAATGATCTCGGCGAGCCTGTCCTCGGATTATATATCTTCATCTCGGAGACCAGTTCGATCGAAGCCTCGATCGTCTGGATCTGACTCTGAAGCATTCCTGAGAAGGAGACAGTTCCTCTGAGTTTGCCTTCCGAGTCGATCTCTTCGATGACCTTTCCTCCTCCTTCGGTCTCGTATTCGTTGTACTTATACTCCTTGCCTACTGATACCGCTCCCTTGCCCAGTTCGACATCAGGGAGTTTCGTTCCGTTGATCTCTAGGAGATCATAATATACTCGCTCAGACATTCACTTGACCTCCACTTCTCGTAGTGATATTCCGCTTCGCATCGATATACAGTTCCTCGATAATTCTGTTGCCAAGCATTAACTGAATGATCTCTGGCTTCTGGCTGTTCGCACGAGCGAGATCGATCAGACGATCCATCGACTTTCCTGCCTTCGCTCCACTCGGAGAGTATGTCAGAGAGTCAATGGAGACTGCTCCATAGTCCACATCATTCATGGCATCCTGAATCTTATTCACGGCATCAGGAGTCTCGTCCTCCATACCTTCTGCATATCCGGACATTACCATCTTGCCGATCCAATTCATCTTCTTAGATGGACTGTTGATATCGAATCCTTCTCGCTGACCTTTGATGAAGCCTTCCGCAGAATCCTTACCATAATTCTGCATCGTCTCCTTCATCTCGTCAGAGATGAGGCTCGTACCAGAAAACCAGTTCTTCGGGTTCAGAGCATCCTTCAGTTTGCCCCACATGGACTTGATACCCTTCCAGATATTCTCGCCCAGTTCCTTACCGAAATCCCACATTCCCTTGAAGACATCCTTGATACCGCCCCAGACTAGTTCGCCGAATTCGCTGATCTTGCCTGTGATATAGTCCCATGCACCCATGAGACCATCACCGATATTCTCGAAGACACCCATCGCATTATTGAGGATGTCCGATCCCCAAGATCCGAGTCCTTCGCCTCCGAGGATCTTTGTGAGGATACTTCCGACACTAGAGATGATATAGCCTATCGCCTTGATAGCTCCGTCTCCAATCGCCTCGAACAAATCGATAGCACCTTCGAGGATCATCGGGATTCCTTCCGTCACGAGGAATCCGATGACGTTAGTGAGGACTTCGCCCATTGTACCGAGGAGCATAGGCAGATTCTCGAGGATGCCCTTAGCCAGAGCGATGATGATTTGAATTCCGCATTCGAGTAATTGACTCAGCGTATCCGGATTCGTCAATTCCTTAACAATGACATCGACCAATTCGAAGATCGCACGAATGACCTCGCTCGCATTCTCGATAAATCCCTTCGCCAAGGATTTGACCAATTCGAGAGCGACCTTGATCATCATCGGAAGGAGCTTCGGGACTAGCTTCAAGATTATCTGACCTACAGCCATCAGGATCTTGGAGAGACCGCTCGTGATCTTATCAATATTCTTTTCGATCGCCTCGATGATCTTCGGGAGTGCTGAAACTATAGCATCTGCCAGACCTACGACCGCATCGATCAAGACAGGGATAGCCTGTTCGAGTATAGATGGTAATTGACTTGCGATAGCCTCGAATGCCTGTGGGAGAGCCGAAATCAAGGAAGTCAGGATCGAGCCTGCTGTCTGAATGACCTTCGGCAGTTTCTCATTCAGTTTCTGAGCGAAGGACTCAATGCCTTCCTTGATCTTGCCGATACCACTCTCATCGCCTGAGAAGAGCGCAGAGAGTCCATCCATGACTGTCGAGAGGCTCGGCAGGAATTCGCCCATCAGGTTATTCTTCGCTCCGGTCAGAGCCGTCTTCAGATTCTGGAGGCTGTCCTGATACTGCGCTCCTGCCTTGACCGCATCCTCGGACATGACTCCTCCGAGATCGTGTACCTGCTTCTTCATGTTCTCCACATCTTCAGCAGAAGAATTCAGAAGAGGCATGAATTCCTGATACGACTTTCCGAAAAGTTCCTGTGCCAGTTCAGCCTTCTTGGTTTCGTCTGTCACTCCCTGAAGAGCCTTGATGGATGCCTCCCATTTCTCTTCTGAGGACATATTCTGCATGGCTTCCGCATTGAGACCAAGTTCCTTGAAAGCCTCGGAATTCGAGTCAAGAGCCTTGTCGAGTTTGACCATCGCTCCCTTGACGGACTCGATCGATGATCCATTATGTTGCATTATGAAATCCCACTCTTGGAAGGCATCAGTCGTGAATCCCATCTTCTGCGAGAGTTTATCGATGTTGTCAGCGTAGGAGGCTGTCTCTCCTGCATTCTTGATAAGAGCCGTAGTCGCTCCTCCGATCGCCGTACCGATGGCAGTGAATGCACCTACTCCCACCTTGGCGATCGTCTTCGCTCCGGATGCGATGGAAGATCCAAGCGAAGAGAAGGACTTCTTCGAGGATTCGACATTCTTCTCGTAATCCTGTGAGTCGAGAGATATTTTTGCGACCAGATCCATTACGTTCATAGTCTTATTCTCCTCTCAATTTATCCAATAAACGATTAGTGATCCGATCCGCTTCTTCTTCGTTATTCTTCTGGTTTTCTTCAGCGTGAGCCTCAGCCTTCGCCTCCTCCAGAAGATCGCTGAATCTCTTTTTATAGGTCAAGGTCTTTGTAACTAGAGCGAACAGACCATCCGCTATGTAGTTCTTCCATGCCTTTTCCTCGTCCATTATGCGAAAAGCGGACATGCAATAGTCCATTACATATCCGCTTCCGCACAGTTCGAGAATATCCAGATTTATTCCTTGGACACAAGCGAGATATTGGTCTGCCCCAAATGTGCCACAGAAGCGAAAAAACGGATCACGTTCCTGTTTTCCAACATGTCCGAGAGGCTTCCGAGATAGTCATCGATGGTATAATCATCAACGTTCTCCGGCTCAACGAAGCACGAGAGAGCGATCACAGCGAGAGTCTCATCGAATTTCTTGTCGAGCATGATGTCAAGAATGTCCATGAAGTTCTTCATAGCCTGTTCCTTCGTTGCCTTCTGGTTACGAAGTAAGACCTCGCCCTGCTCCTCTTTGGTCATAGTATTGAGGATCGCTTCCTTCTTCGGAAGTCTCTTCCGGATCTCTGCGATGTCTTCAGATGTGAGCCACTTCTCGACCAGTCTCTTGATTCTGAGAGTCTGCTTCAGGAATTCACTCGGTTTACATGTTGCTAGATTTTTCATTGTTTGCTCTCCTTTTCATTGTGAGATCAGGATTCTGATCTCTCGTAGTACGTCTTATTCGAATCTACTTCCTCATCCTGTGTCAGTACATAACGATCTCCACTCAGTACATACCATCCTTCTTCCTTCGGATTCTCTGTGCCTACAGGAGTTACCGCAGTATATGTGTATTCTGTCGGAGCATCATCGGACTTCTCCAAGAAGTAGAAGGACATCGGGACAGATTCCGGATCACTCGCATCGCTATGTGCCGTTAGGGTAAAATTTGTTTGACCTTTGCCGTTTTTTGACGTGCTGAATGCTAATCCTGCCGTATTCAGAGCAGACTCGATCTTGACTGCGAAGAGTTTTGTCGGATCAGCCATGTCAAACAATGCCCACATATCCTTAAAGTCAGAGAGATCATACTGATACTTCGCCTTGATACCAAGACCATCAGATGTCGCCTCAGACGATCCGAGATAGAAAGCCATAGCAGACTGATCGAAGTTCAGAGCAGTTCCGCCGATGTTCGCATCCCATCCGGTCACACGTTTTCCCTGCTTCGAGTTATTCGGTACACCGATGATATCGGCATAGAAATCTTCTGTTGTCGGGACACAGTTCACAGTCGGAGATCCTGTCATTACGAGCAGGATGTCTGAATCATTGAACAGTTTCGGATCGCTCGGATCGAAGCCTGTTCCCTTCAGAAGTACACCACCATCAACCTGAATATCGCCGATCTGATCAGCAGATATTCTTGATGCTTTCCACGTTGCACACATAATTGATTACCACCTTTCTCAGTTAACTGTGAGGAATTCGATCTCAACAGTCAACAACATTCTTCTTACTTTTTTATCGTTTTCTGGCATAGGCTGTGCGAAGTTCTGTACTGGTCTCCGTACCTTCATTATACCACCTTCGATGAATAACTGACGATCGATCGCCTTCTCCATCTGATCTACTTCCTGCATGATCTTCGCCCATGATGTGCCTTTGTAGTACAGATTCGCCGATGCATTCGGGACTCCTCCTAACTGACCATTGACCGCCTGATATGTCAGATACGGCATGACCGCATCATCAGGGACAGTATTCTCTTCGTATGCAGGAAGACCGAAGGAAGACCAGTACACCTTCTGAGCAGACCATTTATCAAGAGTCGCCATCTTCGTCCTCCTCATCAAAGTCTGTCGGCTCGTATGCCTGACAGGACAGGATCTTCATGTCCATCGCTGACATCTTCGGACTGTTCAGAGGCTTATCAGAAGTGATGATATACCAGTCGCCTCCGACTCCATCCTTCTCTTCTCTGAAGACAGTCTTGAATTCGAGAGGAGCATCTCTCTTGACCTTGATTCCGTATGCCTTCGTCTTAGTCTCGATACCTGCCACAGTCGCTGTCAAAGAGGCATCTTCGGTCAGAATACCATCGAAGGATGCACCTGCTGTCCATGTCCATTTATATCCGCCATAGTCATCGTCATGAGAGACTCTATGCCAAAGCCTGAAGGACTTCTTATACTCATCCAGAAGCGTAGAATTGAAGATGCTCATGGTCTGATCTTCCTCCATCTGTTCAGTCTGGAGGAGAAGACGTTCTGCCATGTGGCGACCGCTCCCGATCCTGCTCCGGTATTCACCGAGTAGGAGTAGGAAGTAGGAGCGAGTGATTCGGATGCCAGAGGCGACATGCTCGCCTCGCCATACTTCTCCACCCACTCTCCGATTTCCTTAGCCAGATCAGCGAATTCCTTCGGAACAGCCATGAGACAGACAGAGCCAGAGAAGACCTCATCTGTGAGATCCTCATCTGACTCGCCTGTATATTTATGGACACCATCGCAGAAGACAGATCCGATGATTCGGTAATACTGTCCGATCTGAAGACCAAGAGCCTCGGCATCAACGAGGATGCCATTCTCGATCGTGAACGAGCCAGAATGCTTCGGCTGATTCTTATCGAAGTAGTTATTCACTTCTCCACATAATTCGGACAGGATCATCATCTTACTCTTCCTCTACTTCTTCAATTACTGGACGACCTCTCTTGTTGTCAGATCCGAGAAGTTCGGCAATACGAGCCTTTGAGACTCGCTTGCCTTTTCTCGGATATTTATCTCCGGCTTCATAGAGATACCGATCATCCTTCAGGTCTTTGAATCGTTCTATCGCCTTATAAGCCATAATCAGACTCCTTCGTCATCCTCTGCCGGAAGAAACGTGAAATCCAGATCGAAGACCTGACGTGTTTTCTTTCCGGAAGCATTCGCCTGCTCAATGATAAGCACCTGATCAAGATCCGGAGAAATCTTGAATACACCATTACGATCGGTATCCTCGATGCATTCCTGAAGATCCATACCTGATGCGGAAGGTCTGAGACCTACCTTCAGAGATGTTACTCCGTGTGTGGTGTCAGGATCTGTCCACTTCAGAGCGACAAACCATCCATCTCCTGCAAGTGTTCCGCTCGGAGAGAGACCACCTTCGATGAATTTGAGATCACCGGAGATAGTGTTCCCGCTTACTACGACATCGCTCTGCATATCAGATGCTTTTTTGTCCGTCCAAGGGAATGAAGCCTCATCAGTTTCGGACGTTACTGTGAGGCTTACGAAGGGTTTGAGTTAATCGTTCCTACGATAACACCATCTACCTGCTCTGCAAAGATATCTACACCTGCGATAGCAACAGTCTCGGACTGGAGTCTCTGATAGTTAGAATCTTCGTGAACACCTACGAAACCTGTCTCGGAATCTGTGGTGAAATCGAAAGCCTCACCGAGTCCGTCTGCACCACGAGCATCGATGTAGTATGCTACGATGTTCTGAGATGCTGTCGCATAGAATGTACCCTGTGTAACCTGTGCTGTCAGGATTACTGTACCAAGACCGAGGAAGTTCTCGATGTAGGTGAAGCCAAAGGCTGTCTGTGTGCTGATCTGTGCTGTTCCGAGATAGTCAGCAACATCGAGAGGATTCAGGATATAAACAGCCTGAATGTCATCATCCTCGAATTTAACCTGTAACTGTCCCCATGCATCAGCGAGAGCCTTCTGGAGATTCGTGCCGGAGGCAGAGCCTGTGCCGAGACCGAGATATGTGATGAAATCGGTACGGATGCTCTTCTGGATGTCTCTGATCAGTTTCGCATTGGTATCGTTAACAGCCTGATCGAAGCCTCCCTTGAGGATCGCTTCTGCTGTGGTAGCCTTTCTCCACTTATTCAGTTTCATCTCGCCGATGGCTGTCCATGTGGTAGCATACTGAGAAAGCGGAATGATCTCGCCTTCCGGTACTGCACCGGATTCGAGAGTGCCTGTTACCTTCAGCACCTTCAGGACTGCTCCTGCCTGTACAGGGATCTTACGAGTAATGCCGAGGAGTTTGATGAGGTTAACGATGTTCTCACCGAATAACTGGGCAAAATCCAGTTCTCTTACCTTAGCGATATTCGCCTTCTTGATTACATTGGTTTCTGCATCTGTGATTACGTTTGCCATGATTTTTACTTCCTTTCATGCGTTTATTCTGGCAGACCGAAGAGAGATGCATTCTCGATCATCGCCTTCTGTCTTGCCTGAGCATCAGGGATCGCCCTGATCTGCTCCTTTGTCATTGTGGTCTTCGTACCACCATTAGACGGAGGATTCGGAGTCTTCACACCTTCGACCATCTTCTTTTCGATGTGATCAGACCATTCTGCCTCGATGTTCTTCCGGATCTCGTCTGCTCCCTTGACATTACCTTCTTCATCGAATTCGATGCCATCGACATCCGAATACTTCAGAATCTTCGGGAAATGTCTCTCAGGAATTCCGACATCCTTCAGGATCTCTCGATATGCCGTTTCCTTCTTCGCCTTGATCTTTTCGGCTTCTACATTAGCCTTGAAGTCATCGTATTCCTTCCGCAGAGCCTCGATGTCTCCGTTGTTCTTTTTGAGTTTCTCATACTCTGCGAGATCAGCCTTGTTAGCCTCGATCTCCTTCTTCAGAGAATCTCTCTCTTCCTTCAGAGCCTCGATAGTCGCTACATGCCCATCCAGAATCTTCTGTACTGCATCTGCGATCTTCTCGCCATCTGCTCCTGCTTCGGATAAAATCTCTTTGACCTGAGCCTTTGTAAGTGCCATAGTGAAAATCCTCCTGTCTCTCGGTCACATTCTCTCGTGATTAGAATCTTGAAAGTGAACATTCTTTCGCCACTAATCTCATGATATCACAGGATTTTCAATTTGCAAATATAAAAAGAGCATCCGTGAGGGAGGATGCTCTTACTGTTGCGTAACTTCTTCATAGTCGATATAGTCGATTTAGTAGGTGAGTGGAAGAAGTCTCTCAATGGGTAACTTCATGATACTACTCCTTCATCGTATCGTCAATGATCCGCTTATACGTCTCGTAATTCTTCTCGACCGCATTCCGTAGGAAACGATTCGGAGCGAGTTTCCGAGACGGATCTCCTTCATGGATCTCGTAGGCATACTCGACATTCGTACCAATGACAACAGCATCCTGCTCGGCAGAAGATGAATTGAGACCATCTGCATCGGATGCATCAGGATTATCTGAAGTAGGCTCAGGAGTCGAATGCTCTTTAGTAGTCGCCCATGTGATGCTGTTCCTCAATCGTCCGGTATCGACTCTGCGAGGATCGGACTCGATCTCGATCTTGGCATCTCCTTCCGCTTGCATCCCGACCAGAGCGAGAGCCTTTTCCTTCTTCAATTCCAGTTCAGAAAATAACTCGTCATCATGAAAATTCATGGTCACATCGTTCGCCATTTTCGTCCTCCTTCTGTATGCTCTATGCATGCCTCTTATGCATGAAGTATGCATGATGTCCAAAATCTGCCCCATTCCGCCTCCGAAAACCGAACAAAAGAGCGAGACCGCAAACCTTACTGCCAGTAAGAAACTTCGAGTAAAAACTTCTGAATATACTTCCCCATATTTAGCCTCCAAAGCGTTTAAAGGGCATTTAAATGGCTTCTAGGCATATGTCCCAATATTTGGACAGTTCTTTTTCTTCGGTCATTTTAATGTATATTTATACATCAGAATGTACATTTACTCATCGTCATCATCGTCATGTTTCGACTTCTTCCGCTCGTTTGCTCGCTCTGTTGCCTCCCTTTTCCATTGATCGTACGACATGTTTTCGATGCCTTTTCCCATCTGTCGCCGAGAGAGATCATGAGGATATTTCTTGATCGAAGTTATCATGGTGCATCGGCAGTTATAGATGTTCTCAGGATCTGCATCCGGATCACATGGATACCTGATCTCGCCTACCGAATTCTTGAATGACTCATCCAGATCGACCGACTCTCCATCCAGTTCTGCATGCCAGTCTCTTGTCCGATCATCGAGAGTCGCCATCCAAGTCTTCTGCATCTCGATCTTGTATGTCTCCTCTGCTTCCTCCCATCTGTCCTGTCGCCCTGCACATTCCGCCTGAGTAGTCAGAGTCCGAGCAGTTCTGACAGCAGACTCCCGATTCATCTTGGTCACATGTTCGAGCCTTGTGGCGATCTTATCCACAGAGTCGCCTCGGAGGATGCCCTGAGTCAGAGCAGACCTGACCTTCTTCTCATTCCATCGGATATCCTTCTTGGGATTCAGAGGCTTCGGCAGGAGTTTCTTGTCTCCGTCCTTGATCAGTTTCTCTACTGTCCGTCTGTCCACAAGATCGAATTGGAGATTCGCTCCTACGTCCTGACACAGTTCGTATGCTGACCGATTACTATTCTCGGCATAGATGGAAGCCATGTGACCGGACATCATATCACGAGCCATCTGATTCGTCTGATCCATCTCCTTTGCGAGAGTATGGACTAGATCATCATACTTATGATTCTGAGTCAGAGTCTTGTTATACCACGAGATGAAATCCTCATTCGTGATCTCGCCCTTATCGAGTTTCTGAAGCATTCGATTCGTCTGAGCATCAAACTTCGAGAAAAACTTATCTGCCTCCTTTCGCATAGACAGATAAGCCTTCTGATACTGTTTCTTCAGTTCTCGCTCGTAGGATCGTAATTCCTTATCTGCGAATTCATGACCGAAGTCTCTCCTCTTCTTCTTCGGCATGGATCATCACTCCTCTTCCGGTACTGGAGTCTCCTCCTCGTCCTCCGTATTCAGATCCATCTCCTCCTGCTCCTTCATGAGATTCACTTCTTCCAGAGCATCCGCATCGCCGAGGATCGTGAGGATCTTCTTTGTGACATAGGACTCAGGCAGGACAGATGCAGACTGGAGGATGACCTGAATCTCCTCGTTTCTGTTGATGATCTTCGATCTGGTATATGTCGGCTTGTCATCGATGCCGATCAGTTCCAGAAGATTCAGGATGAATGTCGTTACACATGCCTCGTATTCGTCCGTCTTGCTGTTGAGAGGCTCATAGGAAGCCTCGATCTGTGTCGCTGTCGTTGCTCCGGAGGCGATGTTCTTCGTATCGAGAGCCATGTAGTCCTCGTAAATCTCCGAGCGGAGTCTCTCAATCAGAGCCTCACGAGATGCGTATGGGACTTCGGCAGTATGTGCCTCGACCTGCGCTCCACGATCCTCGATCATGCCTACTCCGATACGAGCCATCTGCTGTTTGAAGCGCACCATATCCTCCTCGTCCATTCCGCCACAGTTCGAGATCGTCCAATAGAACAGGGAATTCTCATCGACCACATTGGCGAAGTTCGAGAAGATGAGATCATAGCAGTCGATCTGCGCTCTCATGCCCACGAGATCCGACTTCTTCTGGACATTGAAGAGAGGAATGATCGGGAAGCCTTTGTAGTTCTCGCCACCATAGATGTATGTCCCATCGACATCCGTACCATTCAGGATCGTCTTATAGTTCCTCTTCTCTTCGAGGACTCTGCCTGTCGGATCATCACTATCGTAGATGTAGTCGGTCACACCATCAATCTCGTACAGAGTCGCTCTGAGAGGCTTAGTCGAGTCGATCTGCCAGAATCGGATGCCCACCATGAGCGCACCATTCTCCTCATCATACAGAGGCTTGAATTCGTCCATGCCAAAGGCTTCGAGATGATCGAAGTTCCAGAATCCAAAGGAGACTGCTCCCTTCTGTGCCTTGTGTCCTAGATCGACCATGACCTGATCGAATTTGTCTCCGAGTTTCTCCTTCGTGTCTGACTTGCCGAATGTGACTCCGTTACCTAGCAGATACTGATTCCTCTGTGTAGTGAGCCTGTTGAAGAAGTTCGAGCAGAGTTTGTAATTCGCCGAGTAGTTATCCGGTACTGCATCGCCCGATGCTGTGTATAAGAGTTTCATGTACTTCGTGATCGTGACGTTCTGCTGTTTGTCGTACAGATCGGCATCGACCGCAGTCTTATACTCCTTCGATGACTTGTGTTCGTCAATACACAGTTTCACGAATGCCATACGAGCCTTCTCATCCTCGCCTACCTTCAGAAAATCCTGATACGTCTTCATCTTCTTCTCAGCCTCCTCATATTTATGGTGACAATTTGCATCGTCATTACAAAATATCTCATCGAGTCCATCAGGTGATCTTTCTCCTTGACCGGACGATCATCCTGCTTCTTCTCGTCCCAAGAATATCCTCCTGCTTCCTTTGCCCAGTTCTCACAGCAGGGACATATCTTGATGAATCCGTTCTGTAAGGCATTGGCTGTCTCACGGATTCCGTCCTCTACATCGTTCTCGGCAGGAATGACATGATACTTCCGTTTCTGATCTAGGACTGTGATGAACGATGATGCAGAAGGATCGATGATGACCTTCAGCCTCCTGCTCCCTTCCGATAGGAGTCCTGTGTCCTTCAGCCATCCTTCGATGTCTCGTGCATAGTCCTCGTCTGACTTCTGTACGCCTTCAGTTCTGCCTGAATAGTAATACTCACGAATAGCATACCACACTTCTCCATACTTTGCCCATAGCATACATGCAAATGCATTATATGTGCCGTAGTCGATGGAAAGACAATAGTCGGAAGCATATCCATCCTTCGGAGCATCCTCGATCGCTTTCTCCCACATAGGATAGCAGAGTCCTTCCGGCTTGCATCTCTCGCCGAGGATGTCTCGCCTGTACCAGACAGATCCCTTCGTATATGTGGACTCGATCTGCGCTCTTCGCTCCGGAGTTACCGAGAGATTATCAGCGATAGTGAAGTGCTGATAATGATATCCGCCTTCGAGACCTTCCTCCTGATACTTGTCGATGTAGTTCACATAGATATCATGATTCGGATTACATGGATTAAGATCCCATAAGACCATAGGTTTCTTAGATGCGACCTGTCTGCCGAGAGCTACCTTGATGAATGATGTCTCGGAATTCTTACTGTCGTAGTGTAGGTTGATCTCTGTGGCGATCCAGAGTCCGTAAGAGTTACCGAGGATCTTCTTATATGAGTCAGCCTTTCCGCCTCCTGCGAAGACCACGATCTTCGTCCCTGTCTTCGTCTTGATATACAGAGCCTCGTTGTGTTCATATTTGCCCCATCTGCATCTGCCTCTGAACAAATGCTCTAGACCGAAGCCATTACAGTCTGCGATGTTCATCTTCGCATTGGCGATAGTAGATCCGGATGCCAGATGAATCTTATCAGGACATGTCTCCAAGTACATGGAAGCGATGATGCAGTTATCGATCGTCTTTCCTGATCGGATCGCTCCCTCGGCGACCATAAACCAGTTAGAGAGCGATGCCCGAATATAGTCCCTGTGCTTCTTGGAGAAGGGACTCCAGTTAATCGTTGCCGTGTTCGTCATTCGTCTCGCCTCTCAGGAGATTAGCCAAAGGAGTCAAATCCTC